AACGATAAATATGCCAGCAGTAGGCACAGCGGGAACTTATGGTACGGTTAATAATTTTCCGGTTATTACGACGGATGCAAAAGGGCGCGTGAGCAATGTAACTGAAAACAACGTTACGAGTGCAGTTTTAATGGGATTAATTACAACAGATGATAGCTCTGTATTGCCTACCGACACTATTTTACAGGCAATTGGAAAAGTCGAGGCGGTCGGAGCTCGTTGGATTGAATTAAATAATACTGCAGCATTAACCAATAACAGCAACGTAACTCTTACCTCAATAGCTCAGTTACAGTTTCCAGTCGTAGCGGGAAGGTATTACCGAATCGAATGCCAAATCAGATTTAGGTCAGCTAGTACCAATACAGGCCTAACTTTTACGTTTAATTGCCCTACAAGCGGCGATGGAACTATCGCAGGTAGCGTTTCAATTCCGACCGCAGTTGACGGTACTGCGGGATTTTATCAAGGGGCAATTACTGCTCTCGGAGACATTGTAACTTCGCCAAATACTCCTGCTAATAATACGGATTATTTAGCGACAATTTATGCGTCATTTATATGTACTGTCAGCGGCACTCTTACTCCTCAGTTTAGATCTGAAAACTCCGGTACAATAGTTACAGTTCAAGCGGGTTCATCATTAATAACGAGGGAGTTTGTGTGATAGCCTATAAAACTTTTATGCATTGTCCTGAGCATTTACGTCCAATGGGTATTCCTTTGAACTATCCGTGGTGTACGGCGGATTGTGAAGATCATAATGGTGACGACGATGGCGTAGAAGATAGAATTGAGGAAGGATATACGGTTGTCACTCAAGAAGAATTTGATGCTTATCTGCTTGCAATAGATGGTGAGTATCAAAATTGGGTTACAAATGTAGTGCCGCAAATAGCTATAAACAACTTAATAACTAATGTATTAAACCCTGCAATAGTTCAAGGGTTGCTGATGATTGAGGAGTTTACCGCTGAGAACATCGGTATGGGTATAACTCAAGCAGGGAAAACTGATGATTTATTAACGGCGTGCCAATGGGTTTTTTACTGTCTACAAGCAGGTAGTTTGTATTCTGCAATTACTGCCGCAAGAGCTATTCCGCCAGAAGTAAAAGATCCCGTCTTTTTAACTGACGCTAGGTTGTTAATAATGGTTAATAAATTAGAGGTATATTTAGGACTACCAATATCTGAAACATTGTGAGGATAAAATGCCTAGTTTTGTAATAGATGGCTGCGATACGTCATATCAATTAGTTTGTGATTTAAAAGAAGTGCCTGGCATTTCGCGCAGGGCAATAAGCGTCCAGAATCAAGCAACAGGGATCGTTTGGATTCGAGTTGGCGAGGCCGATAATGCTTACGTTCAAGAGTTTGCATTCCTGCCGAACTTCGCTCAATTTTTTGATTACAGCTCCGACCTACTCAGGAACAAGATTTACATAAAAGCAGAGGCGGCGTTTACTGGTAGGAAAGTCGTTATCTCACTTTGGTAAAAGGAATTGAAAATGAAAATTAATTTGGCGTCTGGAAACATTGGGCTTGAGGCCGGCACTACAAATCAAACTGATAAACGAGCCCTGCTCGTATACGCCGGTGTGTTTAAAAGCATGGATGGGGAAGTCGAAATAACTCCAGCTCATATCGAAGTGCTGATTGCAAACCATAATGCAAAGCTTGCAGCGCTCGGCGATACCGTTCGTATGGCTGACTATCCTCCGATACAATTGGACCACAGCACAAGCGCCAAAGATACAGTAGGGCGTTTAATTGGACCATTGGAGCTTGGCACTCATAACGGTGTTGTTGCTTTGTTTGGTAATGTGAGAATCTTAGGGCTTGAAAATTGGGAAAAGGTAGCTGATGGGCGTTGGACTCATTTAAGCATTGGTGCCGATCTTGACCTTGGGGAACTCCAAGAGTTGACCATAACGCCTTTTCCTGCCGCTAAAAACGCATGTTTATTATCAGCAAAAGGAGCTGTCAGTATGGCAAAAAAAGTCAAGAGACTAATGGAAAATGAAAAGATTTCGGAGGACGAAGCCAAGGAAAAGCTGTCAAAAATGACAGACGAAGAAAAAACAAAGCTTGGCGCTGACGAAGACGAAGACGATAAAACCAAATTATCGAAAGACAAAGACGCTGATGACAAAGCAAAACTTGCTGCAGAAGAAGACGAGAAAAAAGCAAAGCTAGCTGCAGAGCACGAAGAAAAAGAGACCAAAGAAAAAGAAGAAAAAGAGAAGGAAGCCGCAAAGCTTTCTGCCAAAAAATTGGAAGATGAAGAAAAAGATGCAGAAGAAAAGAAAAAAGCTATTGCTAGCGATGAAGGCAAAGCAAAGCTCTCTGCAGCTTTAAAAGGGTTTCAGTCTCAAGCTGGAAATGTTCGCTTGGCATTACGCGCTGCAAATATTCAGAGCCGTTTCGCAAGGCTGCGATCTTGTGCAAAAGTAAGCCCTGCAGAGCTTAAAAAAATGGACTTTGTAAAGCTAGCTTCATCGAATAACGAAACGCTTGAGGCGGTGCTTAAAACGTATGAAGACCGAGAGCCAGTTATTCACGTTGGGCAATACGGAAGTTTGAAAGCAACAAGTGCAAGCCAAATCGCAAAAGAAGTCAAACTGAGTTCTTTGGAAGCAGAAACACGCGCAAATATGAGTTCTGTACAAGGTAAAAAAGGCGCGAAAACAAAATTATCAAGCGAGCCATTCGAGACCTCAAATAATAACAAAGTTGAGGATGAGCAACTTGTGGGCGACCATACAGCGTTGTGGTCGGAAATTGTTAAGGCAGTTAAAGAAGGCAACGAAGACGGCGGCAAAGCTTTGTTTGTAAAAGCTTGCAGAATGGTAACGGGCGACAATGTATCTATCGATGAAACTAGCATGGCAGCTTTAATGAGCTCATTTGCTTCATTGGAAGATAATTTTAGCTCAGTTGTACGTCTCTCGGCTGAAACTTCCGGTATTAAACTTTAGGAGGACACGCGATGTCAGGATTAGATTTCGTTACCAGCGGGCAAGTTTTTAGAAAAGACAACCGCATGATCATTGCAATGAACAGGCACCACGCAACAATAATCGGTGCTCGTTTAGAATATGATGCTTTGGGATACACCGCTGGACAGACTATTGCTCGCAATAGCGTAAGCGGATTACACACAAAATATGCAACAGGCGGAAGCTCTGGAACAGATACCGCTGTCGGCATCTTGTTTCAAGACGTTCTCGATATGCCTGCAGGCGCAACCGATCTTGGACAAGTAATTGTCAAAGGCGAAGTGTTTGAAGATCTTTGTATTGATCTTGATGCAGGGGCAAAAGTGGACTTGGGCGCTCGTTCCGTTATTAACGGCTCTGGCACTACAATATTAATGTTTTAATTAGGCACTAATTAACGGAGGCTTTTAAAATGGCTAATGAGTTTTTTACTACTGAGCACACCCAAGTGCTGCAGAAATTGATCAATGAAGTTGTGAATGATCCTACTACATATCGTGGTAGCGCATTAATTCCTTCGATTTCTTTACCAGTAAGAGAAATATTTACTGAAGTAATTGAAGCAACAGGCGGCTTGACCCAAGAGCATGTAGTTGGAACAGACCCAACGTATATACGTTCTTTCGGCAGCCGTGTGCAGAAATTTGAGCCACCTGCATTTAAAGAAGCAATTCTTTATGATGAAAAGAAAATTTTGAATCTTCGCGAACTCGGACAAAATGACCGCAGCAAGCGCGGAATTCGTCAGTATATCGACAAAGACATCGACAGATTGAACCGTCGTCTCGAAGCTCGTATCGAGAAACAGCGATGGGATGCAATCTTTACAGGCGGCTTTACCTACATGGGACAAGCATTCTCCTACGGAATTCCCGCAGGCAACAGAGCTACTCCACTTGGCGCTCTTTGGTCCACTGATGGAATCAATGCAAATAACTCTGCTAATCCACTACTCGACATTCGTTACTGGGTTACCGGCGGTTTGGCTGCATTCCGTAAGTACAAGATCACCAAAATGTTGATGAATGGAAACACTGCTCGTTGGATATTGGACAACACAAACGTTCGTTCCTACATCCAAAATGCTTTTGCTAATCCAAGCATCGCTCAATACAGTCTCGACACTGTGTTGCAATTCTTTATTCCAGCTTGTCCTCCTGTTGAAATATACAATGGCTGGTACCAAAATGAATCCGTTGACGGCAACGGAAAAATCATTGTTGGCGACGCAGTATATTTCCTTCCTGATGGCTACATTTATTTCGAATGTGCATTGCCAGGCGGAGACATGATCGGCGAATTCGTACAAGGTATTCACCTTGCTAGCGGAACTGTTGACGCTCCTGGATACGGTAAATTCCTCGTAGTTGAGGAAAATATTGCTCCTGGAACTCGCGGTGGCCCTAAGAATCCTTTCATCGATATCGTCGCGGGCGTATACGGCGGGGTCAAGCTCGATCGTCCATTCGACTTATTGACTGCTAAAGTTGTTTAATTTAGCGCATAAGTCATCGCATAATTAATTTGCCGAAAGGCAATGGTGAGGCGTCGCACTCCAGAACGACGCTTCATTTTCTGGGAGATTTTATTATGGTAGCGTTACAAGAAAATAAAACAAATTTGGTTGCCCCAAAGGCAAATGTTAAAATGAAAGCAATTCGTGATTGCCGTGTTAACGATGTCAATTACCCAATTGGCTCACAATTCGAGTGCACGGAAGCTGAAGCTGTTGACTTTTGCAAGCCAATAACCGGTTCGTATGTGCATGATGGATTCAGAAATGACCAGAATGCACCTTTGGCTCAATTAATTAGAGCAGAAAGATTGCACTAATGCAGTACATAACGGCAGCGGAAATCAAGGAAAGAGTCCTTGGCAAGGTTAAATTCACTGACGATGCAACGGATGAAAACGCTGTGTCGTCTGGGTTTTTAATTCAAATTGCAGAGGAAGCGGAAAGCGAAGTTGAACTTCGCTTGTCTGTTCGCTACGATGTGCCGTTTCAGGGTGATAATGGCGAAGCATTTACAGCGTTGCCACAAACAACGCGAGTGCAATTACAAACGTTGTGCCGAATGGAAGCTGTTAGGCGTGTTCTCAATTATGATTTCGGGCGCGGTACGGCAGTTGATGCTGACGGATATTACAAAGGTATTCATCAAGATTATGAGACCCGCCTTGAGCGTTTAATCATGCTCAAGCCTGATTCATATGGACAGTTCAAATATCCTCCGTTGCCTGGTTTACGTTTGGCGGCTCACAATACAGAAGCTGACGATGGATATGCCGGTCGCATTTATGTGACCAGTGATAACATTGGCGGCGGAGCTGTTGGGCAAATGCCAAGCCCAGGCGAAACAATTTGGAACGGGCAATTATTCCAGCCATAGGAGTCACCGCTATGGCACTTTGGGAAATCGAATTAGACTTTCCTCAATTCAAAAACGTAGCGGTACAAATACAAAGCGAATTGCCTGGCCTTATTGCTGCAACGCTGCAAACGCAGCGAGCAATGATTTTTGATAGCAGTGGCACTTACAACGGAAGACCTGGCTGGGATCCTTTAAAATGTAGAGACGGACAGCCTTTAAAAGACAGAGGCACGTTGTCGCAAAGCATCGGCCCTGCAAACGACGGAATAACTCCAGGGCGAGCAACGGGATCAATTGTTCAATTAGCAATGGGAATGGTGACAATCGGCACCAATATTGCATATGCGGAAGTTCACGATCAGGGAAAAGTTATTGTTCCGGTTAAGGCAAAAGCCCTTCGTTTCAAATGTCACGGAAAATTCGTATTCCGCAAAAAGGTCACAATACCAGCTCGACCTTTTGGCAATTTCACGAGCGACGATATTAGCGAGTTGAACGAAACGGTTACAAATTATTTAACCAGCAAAATAAACGGGTGATGTAATGGTTGAGCGTATTGATAAATTTGAAGATCCTAACAATTTTTACAGCGGCCCTGCAGAGTTTCTTGCT